TCCATATACAGATTTGGCAGTACAAACAAATGCAATTAATATTGCAGCTACACGCCGTGATGCAGTTGCGTTCGTTTCTCCACCACAATCAGCAGTTGTTAATAACTCTGGTAGTGAACAAACTAGCGTCTTATCATGGATGAGTGCATTGTCTTCAATCACTGGTGGACCAACAGGAAGTTACGGTTTCGCAGACTCTGGTTGGAAATACATGTTTGACAAATACAACAACGTATACCGTTGGGTTCCATTGAATGGTGATATTGCAGGTCTATGTGTATACACAGACACAGCCAATAATCCATGGTGGTCTCCTGCTGGTTTCAACCGTGGCGTTATCAAGAACGTTATCAAATTGGCATGGAATCCAATACAATCACAACGTGATGCATTGTATCAAGTTGCTATTAATCCAGTTGCTTCATTCCCAGGACAAGGTACAGTCCTGTTTGGTGATAAGACAATGCAAACACAACCTTCTGCATTTGACCGTATCAACGTTCGTAGATTGTTTATTACACTTGAACAAGCAATTAAGAAAGCTGCTCAATATTCATTGTTTGAATTCAATGATGCATTCACACAAGCGCAGTTTGTTTCTTTAGTTACTCCTTTCTTGCGTAATGTACAAGGTCAACGTGGCATTCAAGCGTTCCAAGTTGTTTGTGATAGTACGAATAACACACCACAAGTTATTAATAGCAATCAATTTGTTGGTGACATTTACATTCAACCTGCTCGTTCTATTAACTTTATCCAGTTGAATTTTGTTGCAGTTGGAACTGGTGTTAATTTCTCAACAATTACCACTACAACAGCCTAATAAATAAGAACAAATAGGAGAATAAAATGGCTTTTCAAATTAGCGACTTCACAACAAGACTAACAGGCGATGGCGCACGTCCAAATTTGTTCCAAGTAAGTATTCCAAATATACCACTTGGACAAAATGCACCTAACGCTAACCCTGCCGCAGGTAGTGCAAGTACATCGTTGTCTTTTTTAGCAAAGGCAGCTCAACTTCCAGGTTCAACATTGGGCGTAGTCCCAATGTATTACTTTGGTCGTGAAGTTAAATTTGCTGGTAACAGAACATTTGCTGACTGGACAGTTACAATTGTTAACGATGAAAACTTCATTATTCGTAATTCACTTGAAGCCTGGATGAACTATATCAATAGTAATCAAGGTAACTTGAGAGGTACATCTGTCCAAGGAAATAACTTCACCACACAACAAGCATTGGGTTACACATCTGATGCTCACGTTTACCAGTATGCAAAAACTGGTGGTGCTGATGGTTTGGCAGGTGCTATTAAGGCATATGACTTTGTAGGCATGTTCCCAGTTGATATTTCTCCAATCGATTTAGATTGGGGAACAAATGATACTATTGAAGAATTCACAGTAACATTTGCATACCAATACTGGACATCTACAAATACAACAGTTACTACATCTTAATTTTGTCAAGGGGACTACGGTCCCCTTTTATGTGTTTTTGAATTGAAAATTGGAAAAATATGGCCCAAAAGTTTAGTCTATTTGGTTTTACCATTTCTCGTCAAGAGGAAGAGGAAAACAAAGCAACGCAACAGTCGTTCAGTCCACCACCGAGCGATGATGGTGCGTTAACAATTACTTCTGCGGCCTATTATGGTACGTATGTTGACTTAGACGGTACTGCAAAAAACGAGGTAGAACTTATATCTCGTTACCGTGAAATGGCTATGCAGCCTGAAATTGAATCGGCTATTGATGATATTGTCAATGAAGCCATTTGCCAAGATGATGATGGTAAAATTATTCAAATTGTACTAGACGATTTGGATGTACCAGATAAAATTAAAAAAGCAATCAAAACCGAATTTCATAATATCTTGCGTATGTTGAATTATACAAACATGGCACAAGATATTTTCCGTAGATATTACATTGACGGAAAGTTATATTATCACATTATTGTAGATAAAGAAAACCCAACGGCCGGTATTAAAGAATTGCGTTACGTTGATCCACGTAAGATGCGTAAGATTCGTGAAATCAAAAAGCAAAAAGACGAACGCACCGGCGTAGAGGTAATGAATGTCGTTAATGAATATTACATCTACAATGATAAGGTTACAACAGGCACTTCAACCAATTACGGACCTGTTGGTACCAGAATTACTACCGACTCTGTTGTTTCTGTGGTTAGTGGACTTATGGATAGTCGCCGTGCGGTTGTATTATCTTACTTACACAAAGCAATTAAGCCACTAAATCAGTTACGTATGATTGAAGATGCGACAGTTATCTATCGTATCTCCCGTGCACCAGAACGTAGAATTTTCTATATTGACGTTGGTAACTTGCCAAAACTAAAGGCAGAACAATACCTACGTGATATTATGGTCAAGTATAAAAACAAACTTGTCTATGATGCAAACACTGGTGAAGTCCGTGATGACCGTAAGTTCTTGTCCATGATGGAAGACTTCTGGTTACCACGTAGAGAAGGTGGCAAAGGTACTGAGATTACTACATTACCAGGTGGACAGAACCTAGGCGAACTGGAAGACGTTAAATACTTTGAGAAGAAACTGTATAAATCATTGAACGTTCCAGTCTCCAGACTTGATCCTAATCAATCCGGGTTCTCTTTAGGCCGTGTTGGTGAAATTACAAGAGATGAATTAAAGTTTGCTAAGTTTGTTGCTCGTATGCGTAACAAATTCTCTGACTTGTTCCATCAAGCACTGAGAGTTCAATTGGTACTTAAAGGTGTTTGTACTAATGAAGAATGGGAACAGTTTAAAGAACATGTACATTATAGCTTTATTAAAGATAATAACTTTAGTGAACTTAAAGATGCAGAACTGATGACACAAAGATTGCAATTATTACAATCGGTTGATCCTTACACTGGTCGTTACTTCTCACAAGCATGGATTCAACGTAATGTATTGCGTTTGAATGACGATGAAATCAAAGTTATGCAATCAGAAATTGAAGAAGAAAAAGAAGCAGGTATTGGTTTGCCAGTTCAAGTTACAAATGATGTTGCACAACAACAAATGTTGTCACAAATCCAAATGGACGGTGCAGAACACCAAAATGAACTAGATATGAAATTGGATCAAAGTAAAGAAAAGAATCCAGAAAAAGTGGATGAAGGTTACAAACCAGTTTTAAATGTTGTTAAAAAATTAATCAACGGTTAATAGGAGACCAAAATGAACGCAAGAGACCTAATCGATTACGCAGTAGATGATGACGCAGTTAATTTTAGAGCAGAACTATATGCTGGAATTCATGACCGTGTAACTGCACATATTGAAGCCAAGAAGCAAGAAATTGCTCAAGGTTTATTGAACACTGAAGAAATGATGCCTAAAAAGAAAATGAAAAAAGAAGAAGAAAAATGGCACATGAAAAAAGAAGAAGAAAAGCCAAAACACGGCATTAGTGAAGAAGAAGATGAAGAAGAAAAAATGAAAATGAAGAAAGAAAAAATGAAAAAAGAAGGTTATTAATCCTTCACTATAAATAGATAATAATTTAAGAATAGAGAATCATGGCTGCACCAAAAATCACATATCAAGTTTTAAGAGACACCCAAACAGATACAGTTATTAAATTAACTGGGTCGTTTGACGGCACCTCTCAAGAAGCAAATGGTTCTCGTATTCAAGCAAACACACTTGCTTTTGCTTTAGATGCCAATGGTGCACAATTACATTCATCACAAAGTTTAAGTAACACAGCATTAAGTTATTATGATTTACAATTGACTGGCGTTAAATACTTTGTCAATTTTCCAACAAATACCGTTGGTGGTGTGGAGTTGTATTGGAATGGAGCAGGTTCAAGTTTCAATGCTCAATATGCTAACTCGGCAACAATTTTACATTTAAACGGACAAGGTGAGTTTGGTTTAGGTGAACAATTGCCATCTATTTTGAATAACTCTGGAAATACTGCCATAGCAAATAGTTCTGGTAATGGTGATTTAGGTGTTACAACAGTAGGTGCATCAGCTAACTCAGCATATACATTGATTCTTACTTTGCGTAAAAACAACCAAATGTATGCTCGTGGCCAGTTCCAAGATCCGGCAGCATTCAACTACAGACCATACAACGTTACGCCGTAAAAATAGGAACAAACATGGCAAATGTATACACATATCAAGTTTTAAGAGATACCACAGAAAAGGCAGTTATTAAACTTACTGCCAATTTTGATGGTACTGGACAAGAATCTAACGCATATCGCATTCAAGCAAATACTTTATCTGGCGCATTAACAAGTAATAACAATATTATTCCAAACGGAACACCTTTGAGTTATTATGGTTTAACTGTAACTAGAATTGGTTACAACATTGCATCTCAACAAAAAGGATATGTTGAGTTAACATGGACTGCAGCCAATACCGCACAAAGTGTTCCAATTATGAATATGGATCTTTGCGGTGAATATTCGGAAGACCAAGGTATGGTGTCAATTAAAAATAATGCACCAAATGCAACAGGTGATATTGGTGTTACAACTGTTGGTTTAGTTGCTAACTGTGCATATACTTTGATTATTGAATTGCGTAAAGAAAATCAATACTATCAACGTGGTCAATTCAATGATCCTTCAGCGTTCAACTATCCTCCATATGGAGTAACACCATGAAACTAATTAAAGAAATTAACGAAACCGTCAACTACGTTACTGAAGGTACAGACGGTAAAAAAGAACTATACATAGAAGGTCCTTTCTTGGTTGCTGAAAAGAAAAACAAGAATGGCCGTCTATACGAATACAATACGATGAAAAAAGAAGTTCATCGTTATACAGAAGAATACATCAACAAACACCGTGCGTTTGGTGAATTAGGTCATCCAGATTCTCCAACTATTAACCTAGACCGCGTATCACATATGATTGTTGGTTTACGTGAAGACGGTACACAATGGATAGGTAAAGCAAAGATTTTAGAAACTCCAATGGGACAAATCGCTCGCCAATTGATTGAAGGCGGCGCTCAATTGGGAGTTTCATCAAGAGGTATGGGCTCATTGAAAAATGTTAACGGTGTTAATGTTGTTCAACCCGACTTTTATCTAGCCACAGCGGCGGATATTGTAGCAGACCCTTCTGCGCCTGGAGCATTTGTTCAAGGCATTATGGAAGGAAAAGAATGGATGTTGGTAAATGGTGTTTGGACTGAAGTAGAACACGCACAAGCGATTAGAGAAATCAAATCAGCATCACGTGCGGATATTGAAGCAGTAAGTCTTCGCATATTTGAAAACTTCATGAAAAAACTATAAACTATAAATATTCAATACAAAATCAAGGAGATTTTAAATGTCAAAAAGATTCAATCTGTCAGAAGCCGCTAAAGCAGTTTTGGGTGAAGGTTCTAAAGAAACCTTTGACGCAAACATTGCAGCAAAGCGTGGTCAACGTGGTCAAGATGCTCACAAAAAAGGTGAAGTTGGTGAAGACAAACTTCCAGCATCAGTAGCTTATGGCGAAAAAGACGCAGGTATTATTGGTCACTCACCAGAAGTTAACGATGATGAATTGCCAGATTACCTAAAAGGTACTCCAAGTGCAACTCCTCCAGGTGCAACACCACCTGTTGGTTCCGAAAAGAATGACCAACATCTAGGCACAGTTGGTTACAATACATATTCTGGTCAACCACAACAAACTATGGGTCGTAAAGACGTTATGCACCCAACTACACATACAGCAACACACTTTGACCAAATTCGTGACCGTATTGCAGGCAAATTGCCAGCAAACACATTTGGTGCAAACAAAGGTGCTACATTCCAACACTATGATGGTTCACAAACAGCAGGTTCACAATCATTTGGTCACAATGAATCATTTGACATGTCTGATGACGTTCGTGCCTTGTTGGCTGGTGAAAACCTATCAGAAGAGTTTGCTGCTAAAGCAACTACAATTTTTGAAGCTGCCGTTTCTGCTCGTGTTCAAGTTATTGCTGAACAAGTTGAGTCACAATTGGTAGAACAATTCAATGAAGCCGTAGAACAAGTTAAAGAAGATTTGGCATCTAAAGTTGATGACTATCTAAACTATATGGCTGAAGAATGGATGAAAGAAAACGAATTAGCCGTAGAATCTGGTTTACGTGCTGAAATTGCTGAAGATTTTATCGGCGCTCTACGCAATGTATTTGTTGAACATTACATTGATATTCCGGAAGACAAAGTTGATGTTGTTGCTGAAATGGCAGATAAAGTGTCTGAATTGGAAGCTCAATTGAATGAACAAATCAACCGTAGCGTTGAAATGTCTAAAGAATTAAACGAACACAAAAAAATTGAGGCTATCTACGCAGTGTGTGAAGGCCTATCGCAAACTCAAGTAGAAAAATTGAAATCACTCGCAGAGGGTGTGGAATTTACTACTGAAGAAGAATTTGCGGCAAAGTTGTCAACATTAGTTGAATCTTATTTCAACGTTGACGTAAAAGTTGCAGACAATTCTGCTTTAGATGATGAAGTCCACATTGAAGAAGACAAAAAGACTACTAAGTCTTTGGATCCTTTGATGGAACAAGTCGTTGGCATTCTTAATAAAAGAGTGTAATCAATAAAAATTTAAGTTAAACAATAGGAGACATTCACATGTTCATGACAGAAGAACTACAAAAGAAATGGGAACCAATTTTGGAACATCCAGAATTGGAATCCATTAAAGACCCATACAAAAGAAGCGTTACTGCTCTAGTATTGGAAAACCAAGCACAAGCGATGGCTCAAGACCGTCGTATGTTGAACGAAACTGCATCCGATCCAGGTCCAACTAACGTTACTGGTTCTGGTATCAGCAACTTCGACCCAATCTTAATCAGCTTGGTTCGCCGTTCATTGCCTAACTTGATTGCTTATGACGTTGCAGGCGTTCAGCCAATGACAGGTCCTACAGGCCTAATCTTCGCAATGCGTGCTCGTTACAGCAACCAACAAGGTTCTGAAGCTTTCTATAACGAAGCTAACACAATCTTCTCTGGTAACACATCTTATAGCAACTATGGTTCTACCTACGGTGGTCAACAAGCTTTCAGAGGTGATGCTGGTGGTGTAAGCGATACATTGTCAAACACACAAACAGCAGTTGCTGGTGCTAACACAATCACAACTGGTACTGCTATGCCAACAAGCATTGCTGAATACCTAGGTTCTGATGCTAACGCAGTGTTTCAACAAATGGCATTCTCTATCGAGAAAGTTACTGTTACTGCTTCTAGCCGTGCATTGAAAGCTGAATATTCTCTAGAACTAGCACAAGACTTGAAAGCAATTCACGGTCTTGACGCTGAAACAGAATTGTCTAACATTCTGTCTACAGAAATTCTTGCTGAAATTAACCGAGAAGTTATC